GGAGCCGGTCCTCGATGTAGGCCGCCGCGACCTCCGCGAGGCTCTTGGAAGGAGCCCGGAGCATAGCCACGGGGGACTTGGGTTCTGCGGGGGCAACCATGGCCTCCAGCGCCTTCCTGCGGGCCTCCTGGACGGTCATGGCCGGTGGGACACCCAGGTTCACGCGGACGTCCCGGCCGTCCCGGACGAACTGGACGATCCAGGACTTGGAGCCGCTGCGGTACGCCAGGATGGCCAGCTTGGGGACCTCGGTGTCCCAGAAGTAGTCGCGGTCCTTGTCCGTCACCTTGATCTTGGCGACCGCGGTATCCGTTAGGCGAAGGCGGGGCATATCAGCGTCCCTCCCCGGCCAGCCACGTGCGGAGGTCGCCGCCGACCCGGGACCAGTACGGGACCCTGTCCTTCTTGAACTCCCAAACGGTGCCGCGGGTGGTCGTGGAGTGCTTCAGGTCCCACGCGGTCATGGGGGTGTACCAGCCGACATGGATCAAGGCCTCTCGGTAGGCCCTCACCAGCGGGCGGTCCCCAAGGTCCTCGGCCTGCACAAAGGCATCCACGAAGGCGTGGTGCCACTCCCGAGGCTCGTCGGGCTCCCCCTCAAGATCGAAGTGAAACTGGACCTCCTCCAGGGCTTCCGGGTGGTGGGCCCGGAGGTACTCAAGAGCGTCGTTGATGCGCGGCATGGAGCTTCTCCGTCAGACCTTGATATTCCTAGGACATTCGGACCACAGCTGTCAAGTGACTGTCGATGTCAGTTGGAACAGGGATCTACGAAGTTTGTCGTCTCACGCTGTATCCCGCCGTTTACCTAGTGTCCGGTCAGAGATCACTGACCACTGTCTCCACAGTTGTGGTGCGGTCTGTCCGAAGCGTCCTCCCGGACAGAGCCCGGACAGACCCGGACGCAAAAAAGCCCCCGAGGCTATCGGAGGCGGTCCACGTAACTCTCTGTTTTCATGTGATACGCTGAAGCCGCGGAGTGCCCGCTAGGCGATCGGATGCTCCATAACAGATCTTGGTACGAGGAAGTCCTGGTGGCGCGCGAGACCCAGAAGCCCTCGTAAATCAGAGTGTTACGCCGATTTCTGGGACAGACCCGGATCCCCGGACAGACGACCGGACAGAACTCAGGACTTTCCTTGCTTCATGGCGGCCACTCCGACCCTCGATCGCCCGGTGTCCTCGCCCGCCAGAACAGCCAGGATCTTTTGCATCTGCGTGCGACCCTTGTGGGTCAGGTAGTAGCGCTTGGCCCGGAGTTCCATCGGGTCCACCTCGGCCTTGACCAGCCCATAGCCCTCCTTGCGCCCCGCCCCGGCCTCCGAGAGGTCCCGCCGGTAGTCCGAGAGGTCCAGGAGGTGCCTGGAGATCGTGGACTGGGTGAGCCCGGTCTCCTTGGCGTAGTCCACGGCACGCTGGCCCTCCTTGAGAGCGACCAGGAGGAACACGTTGGCGGACTCGATCGTCATGGATCGGTTCATGGCCTGGAACGACGAGAGCACCTTGGACAGGCCGTAGACGGCTCGTTGGTCATCGTCCGCGGGCGCATGGCTGAAGAACAGGATCATTGAACCTCCAAACCGATAAACCACAGATCGCCAATGACCACACCCGGCCTCTTGCCGAACAGAGAACGTTTGTTCCCTCACGCAAAAAAGATCCCCGGGAACTACCGGGGATTACAAGTTGGAAAGCCTCGGGCTCTACCGGCGAAGGGCCGGGATCACGAGCGAGGCGACGTTGGCCACGCGGCCCACGACGCTGTCGTCATTCTTGGTCGGGGTCGCCGCGGCCACAGCCAGGGCGATCGTCACCACCGCCTGGGCAACATCGGCCCAGGGGATCAGCAGGATCCACTCCATGTGGGGTCCCTTTCTATTACTGTTGTTTAATTGGGGGCCAGGAACCCGGCCATCGCTGCCACCGCGGACACCACGAGGGCCACCGCGCTGGTCAGGACCGTCCAGATGCCCGCGGACCACCGTCTCTCGGTTCCGCGTTCAGCCTTGATGGCCACGAGTTCCCGTTCGACCTTGTCGATCCGGGCTCCGAGGTCCTTGACCTCCTCGTTGGTCCGGGCTTGCCCGGCCAGTACCATGTCCACCTTGCCGTCGAGGCGTCCGAGGACGAAGCGGAGATCCTCCGCGTGGTTCCCGTCCATCCCCGCTAGTAGTCGGCCTGGGCGCCCTGGGGCGCTTGGATGACCATGGGACCACCGTAGGCCGACATCTCGTAGTCCTGGTTCTCACCCACGGCCTCGACGAGGAGCCGGTCGAACTGCGCGGCCCACTCCGCGGACCTCGGGTGCTCAAAGTACGACCCGGCTTCCACCAGGGCCGCGTAGAGCACCAGAGGGTGCATCAGAGAGAGCACACCGTTCGACGCACCGTCCGCTGGGCGTGTGAAGTTGCGCCAGTACAGCACCTCGACATCCGTGTCGGCCGGGAGTTCCTGGTTGAACACCAGGGTCCCGGCTCGCCGCGTGTAGCCGAGGTACTCGGTCATCAACGACGTCCGGTCAGGCCGTGCGTCCACCGGGATCCCGTTGACGTAGACCTCGATGATCTTCTTGCCCACGTCGGCGGGCAGCGTGATCACGGTCTCACCGTCCGGGTCAGTCGTTGTGTAGGTGTAGGTCGCCTCACGGACGTAGTGGTCCAGGAGCCTATTGAGCCGCTGGAACGCCACGTCCACGAAGCCATCCATGCGGGCCGTCGTGCAGTCCGCGCGGTTCAGTGTGTCGAGGGCCAGAGCCCGGAACGCGCTGTAGATCAACGGCGGCCTCTCAGTGCGCCACCAGGAAGGCCTCCAGGCCCTCCTTGCGACACTTGGCCTCGATGGCCTTCAGGGGTTCCTGGTAGACGTTGAAGCCCTCGTGCATCCATTTGGAGACGAAGATGGCCGGGATCGAGGCGGCAAGGCGCATCTCGGATCCGGGGACTCGCTGCGTCTCCTCGATGTCGCGGAGGTTCTGGAGGAAGGTGTCCGGGATCTCCTGGGCGCGCATGACGCCAAGCTGGGGATCCCCGCCCTCCTCGACGAAGTCCACGCGACCGTGGACGTCGTGGAAGTTTCGGCTGGTCATGGGTTCGACCTAGAGGTTCGGAAGCCAGCGTCTCCTGGAGTACAGGATGCCCTGGCGGGGTTGCGGTGGGCCCGGGGGCCGATACGGAGTGAACGTGGTGGAGCCCGAGACACTCGGACCACCGATCGACGCGGAGCCTGTGCCGAACGCGGAGATCCACTGGCCATCCGCGGCGACACTCGGAGCGCCGATCGAGGCACTCCCAGATCCAGAGATCGGGGTGGGCACGAAGGTCCCAGTGCCGACCACGGACGTGGTGCCGATCGAGGCGGTCGCGGTTCCAGAGATCGGCGCGGGGACAAAGGCGCCCGTGCTGGCCACAGTCGGTGCGGCGATGCCAAGGACCGCGTTACCCTCGGATCCATAGAGACCCGAGGCAGCGATACTCGGTGGCCCAACACCGAACACGCCGACACCTGGGGGCGGCAAGGCCTCACCAGTGGACGCAAAGGTCGGGCCTCCGATCGCCACGGATCCAGTGCCGAAGACCGGGTTGGCGACAAGGCCACCCACGGAGATCGCAGGGCCCCCAATGGCGGCCGAGGCGGTCCCGGTGAACAGCGGCGGGACGTGGTCACCCGCGGAGACAACCGAGGGAGCCCCGATCGAGACCGAGATGTTCCCTGTGAAGACCGGGGGCACGTGGCCACCCGAGGCCGAGATCGCGGGGCCACCAATGGCGGCCGAGGCGGTCCCGGTGAAAATCGGGGCCACATGGGACCCGGACGCGGAAACACTCGGGGCCCCGATGCCGAGGGACGAGGTTCCGCGTGCGTCTACGGGTATCCCGGAGATCGGGGTCTCCGAGAGCGCGCGGAAACCTAGCATGGCGTGGTGTTATCCCTTGATGACATTGACCAGACGCGAGTCCGCCTCGTTGGCGATAAACTCGTGTGGGTCGTTGGGCCGCCAATCGAGGACATCCCCGGCGCGAACCTCACGCTGCCAGCCAGCCCCATGCGCTAGGAACGCGCCGCGGGCGACGACCGTGATATGCACATTCGCCTCGCTGTGGGTGTGCATGGGCAGCACGTCGCCAACCTCGGGGAAGTCGTAGATCGTCCCCGAGAGCCGTCCGAGCGTGAAGGGCTTGGCTTCAAGCATCAGAGGACGGCCGGTCCACCGCCCTCGGGTGGGGCAGCAGGATCGGCAGGCTTGTTCTCAGGAGGCGGCGGTGGGTTTGGATCAACCGGCGCGCCATCTACCCACAGCCAACCAATGCTGACAGGGCCTCCCCACTCATGAAGCTCGCAGCCTTCCGGCGGCGTGTAGGGCGTGACGCCATCCCAGTCGATGATGTTCACGACGACGCCGTTCTGCACCATGACGTAGTTCATGGGCTTATGCTCCGCACAAAACTTGATGAGGCTTTCGGGGTCAGGAGCGCCGGGCGGCGCAAGCATCGACAGCAGCATCACGAGTACTCATAGACGATGACGTAGCCAGCGCCGCCGGCGCCGCCCGGCGCGCCCGTGTTAGACGTGCCGCCAGTTCCGCCAGCGCCGATAGTGACCGTTTCTGTGGCTCCAAGGCCGGTAGTGATGTAGTCGATAGCTGTTTCGCCTTGGCCGCCGCCGCCCGTGGCGTAAGGAGCTATGCAACATCCACCGCCCGAATATCCACCAACGCCACCACCACCGCCACCACGAACGCCAGCCCCCCCAGAGCTTATGTACGCCCCTGCCGTGCCGCCACCTTGGCCGCCACCAAATCCCCCGACCATGCTGGTGTTGGAAATAACACTACCACGTCCACCGGGCTGGCCCCTGATAGCAATAGTCGCGCCCGTGCCGCCCGTGCCGCCAGCGCCAGGAAGGT